GCAGCATCCCTTGCAGGCGAACTCGCCGTACAGGGCAGCTCTGGCGTTCTGGAAAGGCTGATTGCTCCACGTCTGAGCATGGAAATCCGAGACGGTAAGCCAACTGTTGTGGTGCTCGACTCTGAGGGTCGCCCATCCGCCATGACAGTGGCCGAATACAAGGCAGAAATCACAAACGATCCGGCATTGGCACCGCTGATCGCAGGATCGAGAGCTACCGGCGGCGGGGCTGGTGGTAGCAAGAGCGGCGGGGCCGCAAAGAGTTTCAATCAACTAACTGGAATGGAGCGAGTAGAGCTCCGCCGTACCAATCTCGCCGAATACGAGCGCCTGAAAGCGCAGTCGGCAGCTCATTAAGGAAATAAGCAATGCCTACCATTCTCTCTGATGTGGTCTTCCGCGACGAACTCCGCGATTACATCAACGTAAACACCTCCGAGCGCACCGCGTTCTTCGAATCAGGCATTCTGGTTCAGAACAACGACATGGCTCAGCTGTTGGCTAGCCCTTCCAACACCTTCACCATTCCGTGGTGGGTGGATCTGGATGCGTCTATCGAGTCGAACTACTCGAACGACGTGTACACGGACATCGCGGTACCGCTGTCTGTGACCAGTGCAAGCATGCAAGCGCGTGCGGCCTACCTGAACGAAGGCTGGAACTGCATGAACCTGGTGAAGAACATCACCAAGCAGGACCCGCTTGAGTTCGTGGCTGGCCGTCTGACGAGTTACTGGCAGCGTGTAGCCCAGCGCCGCACCATTGCCAGCGTTATCGGTATCTACAACGCCAACGTCGCTAACAACGGCGGTGACATGGTTATAGCCGCGCCCGGAACCATTGATGCAGCTTCGATCATCCGTGCCAAGGCCACCATGGGCGACTACTCCGGTCAGCTGGGCGGCTTAAGCGTCATTGCCATGCACTCGGCAGTACAGACTGAGCTGCAGATTCTCACCCTGATCGACTTCACCCCCCTTGCGGATCAAGTGCCAGAGTTTGGCCGCTTCCAGGGTATGCGTGTTGTGGTTGATGACAGCATGCCTGTGATTGGCACCGGCGCCGAAGCTCGCTACCTGTCTGTCATCTTTGGCCCAGGTGCCATCGGTTACGAAGAGCAGCAGCCGGCGGGCGAAGACGGCCTTGAGTATGAGCGCGCCCCGGATCGTGGCAATGGTGGCGGTACCGAGACCCTGTGGACTCGCCGTAACTATGTCATCCACCCGCTGGGCTATTCCTTCCTGTCCACCACTATCACCGGTACCCCAGGCACTAGCCGTCCTGTGTCGGCTAGCTGGGCTGATCTGGCCTTGGCTACCAACTGGGAGCGCAAGTTCAACCGGAAGGAAGTCCCACTGGCTTTCGTTACTTCCACTGTATCGGCCTGATCCCATGCTGGCCCCTTCGGGGGCTGGCTGATCTAAAGGAGAAACCGCATGACCATCGAAAAAGACAAGTACATTGACCCGAATGAAAAAGCTCGTTGGGGTTTTGGCGGTACAGCTGAAAATATCACTGTCGGACCGCAGACTGTCGGCGAGACCGGCGGCGTAGAAACAGCCCGTACTCCGGTAGATGAGACGGCGGCACGTAACAACGGCGGCGGGGCTGACGAAGCTACTGGTGCCGCAGCATCCTCAAGCGACAGCCTGACCAAAGACCAGATCAAAGCCCAGCTTGACGCCAAAGGTATCGAGTACAGTGCCACGGCCACTAAGGCTGAACTGCTGCAACTGCTTAACCAGGAGTAAGAAACATGCTGATCATCGAATCTGGGGCCGGAGATTCAGACGCAGAGAGTTACGCAACAGCAGCGGAGTTGGTCTCATATGCCGCTAAGTTCGGCGTGACCATTCCTGCTGAGGAAGCTGCTCAGGAAGCATTGCTGCGCCGTGCCGCCCTTGCGATGAATGGCATGAAATGGAAGGGACGACGCACTCACGAGGAACAGGCCCTGGCTTGGCCTCGTGAGGGTGTTCAGGTAGATGGGGCTTATAAGCGCTCAAACTATATCCCGCGAGAGATCTTCTACGGCCAGTTATCCCTGGCTGGCGAGATCCACAAGGATGACCTAAGCCCACCTGAAACACGGCAGGGCGCGGTTATCCGTAAGCGTGTAGAGGGTGCGGTAGAAGTCGAGTATGCCCAGATCAGCAACACGTCAGGCAGGCTACTCCCAGCAGCTCCTAACCGGGCAAGCCAGACACAGTTTGCCGACTACCTGGACCGGCGCGGGCTTTTCGCAGTGAGGGCATAGCATGGCTTTCTATGATGAGATGGCCGACGTTGCCCTGGAGTTGATCACAGAATTCGGCCAGACCGTCACCCTTCAGCGTACCGAGGCGGGCGAATATGATCCCGAGACCGGGACGACTGGTGATGGAGTGGCACAAGAGCAGCCAGCCCAAGGCATCCTGCTTGACTATCAAGGCATTGAGTTCCAGAACAACACCCAGATCCAGCAAGGTGACAAGAAGCTCAAGATTGCTGCCAAGGATCTCCAGTGGCCTCCTGAGCTAGCCAACAAAGCGATCATCCAGGGGAAGGCCTACAGCGTCATCAACGTCAACGAGACCAACCCCGCTGGCACACCCCTCGTCTACACACTGCAGGTGAGATCATGAGTTCTAACACTTTCTCGCTAGCCATTCGTGAGTGGGCAGAAAAGGCTGGTGAGGCGCTAGATGATACTTGTAGGGCAATCGTTATCGAGGTTGGCTCATCATTGATTCGCATGTCTCCTGTAGACAGTGGTCGATTTCGTGGCAACTGGCAGTTCAATATCGATAAACCTGCTAGCGGAGTACTTGAGACGCAAGACCCGGACGGCAATGAGACTATCCAGAAGCTTGTAGCTGAGGCAAATACCTTTAGTGCTGGGCAGGTGGCTTACATAATAAATAATTTACCGTATGGCCCTTTACTGGAATTCGGAGGGTATAACGGCCCAACTGAGAAGGTGAACGAACAGGGGTTTAGCCGGAAAGCTCCAGAAGGGTTCGTCCGTATTACACAGGCAAGATTTCAGAAGATCGTAAGAGAAGCGGCAGCGGAGCATAGAGTATGAGCCATCGCATCATCCGCTCGCTAATGGAAACCCGGCTTGCGGCCTGGGCCAATACCAAGAATCTCAGAGTCGCCTATCAGAACCAGAATTTCACACCGGCCACAGGCGAGACCTACTTAACGACTGCCACGCTTCCCGCATTGACCGACAGCCTGACGCTCGCCGGGGATCATCGGGAATACACCGGCATCTTCCAGGTCAGCGTTGTGACGCCGGCAGGGAAGGGAGCCGGGGCAGGGGAAGCCTTGGCGGATGAGCTTGCCGCTCTGTATCCGCTCAACGACCGCTTAAGCAAAGGTGCCTTTATCGTCCAGATCATCACCCCTATGGCCGTAGCCAGGGAAATCCAGGGCGATACCGATTTCACCATCCCGGTCAGCCTGACCTATCGCGCCGACACTATCTGAATTCGCCCGTTGGGCAAGCCAAGACCCGCCAAGTGCGGGTTTTTTATTGACTGAAAACTGCCAACGGCAGAGAGGACTATTACATGAGCGTTACACTGATCAATGGCCTGACAGTGGATTTCTCGGCAGCCTTTGCCGATGAAGCGACTATCACAGCCCTGACCAACGCAAACCCGGCTGTTGCGACAGCTGCCAATGACTTCGCTAACGGTGACGTTGTTCTGCTCGGCACTGGCTGGGAATACGCCAACGACCGCGCCTTCCGTGTAGACGATGCGAGCGCTACAGGATTTACCGTTGCCGGCCTGAATACTGTAGATACCATGCGCTATCCAGCCGGTGCTGGTGTTGGTACTGCCCGTCAGGTCTCTGAGTGGGTGCGTATCAGCCAGATTACAGCTCTGGCCTTTACTGGTGGCGATCAGAACTACTACCAGTACCAGTTCCTTGAATCCAAGGTTCAGAAGCAGATCCCAACATTCAAGTCGGCAATGAGCTTCACCCTAACCATTCTGGATGACCCAACCCTGCCGTTCTACCAGTATTTGGAACAGGCTGACCAAGACGGTTTGATTCGTGTGGTTCGCTTCAACAACAGCGACGGCTCCACCAACATCTATCCGGTTTACGTCGGTTTCAACAACAACCCCGTCGGTGATATCAACACTGGCCGCACTGTAACTGCATCCTTTGCCCTGGCCGGTGAAGTTGTCCGGTACGCTCGCTGAGGTGATGAATGAGTAAGGTACTTTTCAAACTAGATCCCAACCCGACCTTTGATGCAATTGTTCCAATACCCTTGCATGGCGGGGGCTCGGCTAACGTCAAGATGAAGTTTAAGCATCGCCCCAAGGCTGAGCTGCAGCAATTCATCGAGGCCACCAAGGAAAGTCTTCTAGATGATCTAATCATAGAAATGGTAGTCGGCTGGGATCTTGAGGATGAGTTTACTCCTGAGAACATCAAGCGCCTTACAGAAAACTATGGCGGCTCCGGGTTGTTGGTATACAAGACCTACATCAATGAGCTGACTCAGGCATCACGTTTAAACTGATCGGCGCTGCTCGGGCGCTGTACCGGAAGCAGCCAAAGGCTTCTGATCTAGCGGCGTTCGGGCTTACCCCCGACCTCCTGGGCAGCATCGATTACCCATTGTGGCCTGAGAACATGCAGGCCTTCCAAGTCTTCGAGGCCATGATGACGCAATGGCGTTGTGGTCCCGGAGGCCCTACCGGTCTTGTGTACAGCGAGATCCCGGTTGTCATGCGGTATCTATCCATTCCTGAAGCAGACCATGGCGAAGTCTTCGACGCAGTACGCGTGATGGAGAGCGCCGCGCTTGAAGCCATTCACCAAGAGAAATAGCCATGGCAAATGATATTGCTTCCCTTGGCCTAAGGGTTGACTCAAGCGAAGTAGATAAGGGCACGGAAAGCCTACAGCGGCTGGCAAGTGCAGGCGAAAAGGCTGAGGCGTCTTCCAAGAAAGTTAAGGAGTCTGCTGAGCAGACAACCAAAACCTTCAAGGATCAGAAGGACGAGTTAGGACGACTTCTTGCCTCCATTGACCCCGCTACCAGGGCACTGGATAAGCTGGACCAGCAGGAGCGCAAGCTTGCTCAGTTCCGATCATCTAACAAGATCGACATCGATACCTACCGGCAGTACAAGTCGGTGCTGGATCAAAGCAGGGAGGCAATATCCCGGCAAGCCGATGCGCTGAATCGGACTGGAAATACCGCCAAACAGACGGCGAACGCACTGAGAGGCGTCCCTGCTCAGTTCACCGATATTGTTGTATCGCTACAGGGAGGCCAGCAGCCTTTACAAGTACTGCTCCAGCAGGGCGGACAGCTGAAGGACATGTTCGGCGGGATTGGTCCTGCCGCTCGCGCCCTGGGTGGATACGTCGCTGGTCTGGTAAACCCGTTCACGGTAGCCGCGGCAGCTGCAGCAGCGCTTGCACTTGCCTATAAACAGGGCAGTGATGAGGGTTCAGCCTTCCAGCGTGCTCTGATTGTTACCGGCAACCAGTCGGGCCAGACCGCCGACAGCATGGCGAACCTTGCCAAGCAGGTCAGCTCGGTAACCGGAACCACCGGCGCGGCTGCGGACGCACTGACGCAGATCGTTGCCACCGGCAGGATTGCCAGCGACCAGTTCAAAAACATCGCTATTGCTGCGGTGGCGTTTGAGAGCGCTACCGGTCAAGCGGTAGAGGATACGGTTGCCCAGTTCCAAAAGCTGGCAGAAGACCCAGCCAAGGCTTCCGCCGAGCTTAACGAGCAGTACGGATACCTAACTGCATCTGTCTACGAGCAGATTCGCGCCCTAGAGGAGCAGGGAAATAAGGTAGGGGCAGCCAATCTTGCAGAAGAGACCTACGCCAATGCTTTAAAGACACGCTCAGAAAGCATTAAGCAGAATCTGGGCTATATCGAGGCAGCTTGGAATAGCGTCAAAGGCGCGGCCAAGGCGGCATGGGATGCCATGCTTAACGTCGGTCGTGAACAGACGATTGACGAGCAGATTGCTTCTGTCCGTGCAGATCTTGAGAAGGCGGCCAATCAGAAGTCCAGAAGCTTCGTTGATCAAGCTCTGGGGCAAGGCGATTTCATCACGCCAGAAGCTCAGGCTGGCCTCAAGCTCCGCCTTCAGTTCCTTGAGCAGCAGAAGGCCACGCAGCAAGGCATT